CGTATTGTACCGATTGGCCTTTATCCACTCGGCTAGCTTACGGTTGCTAATCTTAACGCCATAATGTTCGTCCATGGCATAGATACGACGTCGCTTTTTGTCGTAGTGCCACCGTACAAAGGCAAGTGGGTCGTTGGCGTAACCAAAGTCGACGCCTTGGCGGATATTGTCAAACGAGTTGTATAGGTCGTCTGGTATCGTCGTAAAGACTAAGTTCTCGAACGGCGATACCCCTGAACCAACTGCAAGACCCATGTACTCCCAATCGTAGGCACGCTGTGACCGCTCTCTAGTCGCCTCTGCCTCCTCAATAAAGGCCTGGCTTATCCAAGGGTTGTCCAGGTACGTCGAGTGGTGGACGAATGTATTAGCCGGCAATAGGGCGGTGTTGTACTTCTTATTAACCCAGGACTGCTTGCGCTTCGGAGGGTTGTAGGAGTAGAAGAACTTATAGAACAGTCCGTCCGGCAACTCGCCACGGACGATAGAGTTAGTTACTATCTTGATTTCTTCCTCGGTCTTGAACTCGGCCAGTTCCTCGACCCAGGCTATAGCATAAGGGAATCGGCTAGACTTGAGGGACTTGAGTCGGTTCGGGTCTTGCAAGCCTCGGAATATGATTTGATTGCCGCGTGGCAGATAGGTTATCTTGAGTGGCGACTTATTGACCTTGAAATACCTCCGGACGCCTTGCTCCTCGATAGCCCACATGATTTGCTCGAATACCGATTCTTGTAGGTCCCTATCCACCTTACGTATGCAGACCGCATTGACCGGATAGCGCATAATCATCTGTACGACGATATGGCCTATGTCCGAGGACTTACCGGAACCGCGTCCGCCTTTGCAGACAACGTGGAGTATGTCTGGGTTAAAGGCCGCTCGCCATACGTCGTAGAACTTGGGAGGAATGATATCCGTAATCTTAATGTCTTTCTCTTGCGCCATAGCTAACCTCCTGGCCCTATGTCGTCAATAAAGCGAACGCCAGCCTCGTCAATCGAAGCACCGCCATTAAGACTTTCAATTTGAGCGCGCATTAGTTGTTTCTTGAGGTCGCGCTCCTCTGGATCCTGTGGCCTATCACGCCATAAGTCCGGTCGTCTATTCTTTAGCCAGAATATAGCGGAGGCTGGGTCTGGTGGGACTTGCTTTTTAACCTTCTTCTGGCGCCTCTTTTGAACGCCGTCCGCGTCCTCTATCCAGTGCTCCACCTCTTCATATTCATAGCCTAGAGCACGTTTCAAGAGGGCATTCTCGACCTCGATATCAACAGGCGCCTTTCCTCTTTTAATGGCCTCACGAATCTCATTGAAGGTATTAAACCACCGGTAAAGAGTTCCGGCAGCTATGCCCATTCTTTCCGCTATCATTTCATCAGTCAAGCCCTCTCTGGCCCAACCCTCTAACTTTAGTAGGCCGTCCTCTGTCAGCCATTCTTGGAACTTGCCTTTAGCCAACAGAATCACCTCCTAGAGTAATTAGTTAATCTTCTCGGCTTTTTCGCCAGTGAGTTCCTCCCAGCGTCTAATAATAACGTCAACGTATCTTGGGTCTAGTTCCATTAAGCAAGCACGACGACCATTTTGCTCGCAAGCGATAAGCGTTGTCCCGGACCCACCGAATGAATCAAGGACCAGGTCGCCGCCTTTGGTGTTGTTTTTGATTTGGTAGTCAAACAAAGCTACCGGCTTCATTGTTGGGTGTTCGCCATTACGTTGTGGTTTGTCGAAGTTAAGGACCGTTGATTGCTTTCTATCCGAAGCCCACAAGTGACCGGCTCCATCTTTCCAACCATATAAGCAAGGCTCGTGTTTCCAGTGGTAGTCTTGGCGGCCCATAACAATCTGGTTCTTATTCCAAATAAGGCACTGACGAAACGTCCAACTATTATCAGAGCAAGCGCCTCGGAAGTTATATCCTTCTGAATCGGCGTGCCAGATATAAAACACCGCTCCAGGCTTCATTACTGAATCTGCAGCAGCAAACGCGTCTCGCAAAAATTGTCTGAAGCTATCATTGTCCATGGAGTCATTTTGAATCGTCAGAGCGTCCTTTGTCTTACCCTCGTAGGCCACATTATAAGGTGGGTCGGTAAGATATAGGTCTACCAGCTCCCCCCCCGTAAGGGCCTGGATAGCTTCTGGCGAGGTGCTATCACCACACATCAATCTATGGCGACCCAACTTGTAAATATCGCCTAGTTTAGCAGTTGGCGCCTCTGGTAGTTCGTCGTTGTATTCGTCCTCGACTACTTCGTCGTCTTCTTCATGATCGTCTAAATCGAAACCGAAGGATTCCATATCCATATCAATAAAGGAGAGCTCGGCGCTTAACATATCCTCGTCCCAGTCGGCAAGCTCGGCTACTTTGTTATCAGCCAGTCTAAAGGCCCTCACTTGGTCCTCGGTTAGGTCGTCGGCAACGATAACCGGCACCTCTTTAAGTCCTAGCTTCTTGGCAGCCTTGAGGCGCGTGTGACCGTTGATAATTTCGTTATTGGCATCTACAACTATTGGGTTCTTAAATCCGAAGTTGATAATAGAGCTAGCGACCGCGTCTACCGCATGGTCGTTCTTACGTGGGTTATTGACATACGGTATAAGGCTATCTATATCCATATACTGTACGTCGTATTTCTTGTCATTCATATTTGGCCTCCTAGTTAATTATATAAAAAGAGCCACCTAATTTAGGCGGCGTGGTGGCTCTTTCTTCAGGAAAACATCCAGAAGATTTACAGTCAGTTACAACAATAAAACTCCCATTTTTGCAATCACCTCCATAGTTAGGATAGTCGGTGCCTTGCAATTTCGAGGACAGGACTCGAACCTGTGACCTCCGGCTCATGAGACCGGCGAGCTTCCACTGCTCCTCCTCGATATAAGCCGGATAGAAGAAAGGTATAAGAAACTATCCGGCATTATTTAACTTCCTTAAGGAGACATACCTTTCGAAGTCGTGTAAAGGCTAGTTCCATAGCTCTTTACTCTATTATTATACAACACTAAATTGTCATTTACTATCTGAATTTATTCTGACTTTATTCTAGTCCGCATACACGATAAGCGAGCCGGCTTTGTAGTAGGCCGCGAAGTGAAGCATGCCTTTGTCATGGAGCGAGTAATAAGTTTCGATTGCGTAGTTGTAGTCCTCGCAGATTTCTTCAATGGTCTTAGGGCGATTGAGGCAGTATCTATCTATCACTATCTGTCGTGTGTAGGCGTCAAAGATTGAGTTGATAGCCTCCTCGATTAGTTGGACCTCCTTGGCCGCGGTCTGCTGCCTAACTACATAGTCCTCGATTGGCTTGCTTACTTTGCCTGTGTATGATCTCGGCTCGAATGAGTAGGCCGCAGTGACTTTGCTCTCAAAGGCCTCACCGGATATTTTTTTAAGGCGCCAGTAGTACGTGAGCAAGAACCGCTTGACCGCCTCTATGGTCTTGGTGTCGTCGATTGGTCGGAATAACTCAATATCCATTACGCTCCTCCTTGCCTTTGACAAGGCGGACTATTTGAAACTCGAAAGGTAGCGGTCTACTGTGTGCCGCGTAGACTCGGTCGCCCTTGACGGTCTCAAATGGATAGTTCTCATTAAGGTATCTATGCAAGTCAGACTTTCGAGGCGCTCGCATGACCTCTATCCCTGTTGCGGTCTTTAGTACATATTCGACGTCTTTAACTAATGTCATGTTCATTCTCCTTATGTTAGGATATAGCCTTTAAGCGGCTTCTCTCGTAGCATATACCGACGCACTGTATGGCGGCTAACTCCGAAGTAAGCGCCGGCCTTTGATAGGCTCTGATTAGGCTTGCCGTCGCGCCATAGCGTGACATGGTAATCACGTCCTAGGCGGTTCTTTGGCTTGAGTACTCGGCACTTCCATTTTCTAAAGCCATGGAATGGCGAGTAGGTTACTTTGCCAGGTGTGCTCCTAACGTTGCCGTGATTACTTACTTGATAATGGCCTTCATAGCCAGGTATGTCTCTCCATAATTCAGTCATTTTATTTATTCCTTTCTGCCACCGTATCACAGGTGGCTCTAATCAAAAGGGAGGTCATCTTCGCTAATGTCGATTGGGTTGCCCTCTCCGGCAAGTGCTCCGTAGTTGCTCTGTTGAGCCTGGTACGTATTCACTTGTTGGACCGGCGCTTGTTGATAATAGCCTTGTTGCGGTGCTTGCTGCTGGCTGTTCTTGCCGTCTAGGAACTCGACGCTCTCGGCTACCACTTCCATTACAAATACCTTTCGACCGTCGCTTTCGTAGCTCCGAGTTGACAATCGTCCGTCTACTCCAACCTTGGAGCCTTTCCGGAGGTTATTGGCGATAGCCTCCGCAGTCTTATTCCAGGCTTGGCATGGAATAAAGTCCGCGCCCTGGTCGCCATAGCTTTTATTTACCGCGACTGTAAAGTTCAAGACCGCCTTGCCTGTGCTCGTGTACTTAAGTTCTGGGTCTTTTGTCAGACGACCTATGATATTAGTTCTGTTCATTCTTCTCTGCCTCTTTTCTTCGCTTTAGCATACCATAATAAGACTCGCTTTGCTTCGTCAAGCACTCGGCGCAAGTCTTAGTCCGGCAGTTGTTTTTGGTACGTCGGAACTCTTTCTCGTGCTTGCGTTGACCGCACTTGCGACATACTCTAGTTGTTGTGTATAGCGATTCTTTAACCGGAGAGTACTCCTTAATTGTGTCGTAAGGGTTGGCATTTACCAATCTACCGTCCTCTTGCTCCAGGACTATAAACTTGCCAGACATGCCGACATACTTGCCGACGATAACACCCACTTGGTATTTCTCGCCCTTTTTCATGCTCTTTACTTTCATAGGTCCTCCCCATAGGCCAACTTGACAAGGCTAGCTGGGTTATATCCGCCGAAGTGTTTAGCAAAGTTGTCGACCGATACGACCGGCAGTTGTTGATAGCCATGTACTCGGATAGCGTCTAAGGCTCCCTGGTCGATTGTCACGTCGATATACTCAAAGTCGATTTCCTTAGATTTTAGGAACCGCTTAGTCATGTCGCAGTTAGGACATTGAGGCTTGCCATATACCGTAATCTTTTTCATTGTTTAATCTCCTTTATTTGGTCTAGTAGTTTCTCTAGCTCTGCATCGTCTTTGATATAGCCAAAGACGTCATTATTAAATAGCGCGTCGGATATATGCGCTTCGTCACCGTCGTAGTACAGGACCGCAAGCTCTAGGCCTTGGCTGTATTTGCCATAGATTACGCTAGCGCCGTAGCTATTAGGAAACTTGTAAACCGTCCGATAGCCCATATTCTCCTCTATCTTATTTATGATATAGTCCTTGTACTTGTCACAATACGTTATGTTATGCTCCATTAATACTCTCCGCGCTCCCAGTTGCTAATGGCGCTTGGCTTGGCCCCGATAGGCTCGCCGAATTCTGCCATTGTCAGACCGAGTTTCTTGCGTACCGACTTGATACGATCGCCGGTCTGTTTTAGTCTCCGCTTGTCTTTATTTGTCATTGTTATCCCCCTCAAATACATTTCCTACAACTTCGTAATAGTCCGACTTGTAATTGTATATGTCGAATTTTTCAGTAGCCAGGCTCTCGTCAATCATTACAAGTCTAGGACTAATGTCGTCCTTGATTACCTTAAATCTACCAATGAACCGCTTGTCTCTCGGAAATCGCATTTTGATAATGTCGCCCTCGAAAATCTCTCGTCCGTTTTTGTCAAACAAGCCAGTTGATTGCATTAGATTTTTTCCCACAATCGGAACAATATACTCTATTTCTCTTGGTTGAATAGTCGCCTCCAACTTAATAAAGTCTATGGAGATAACATAAGTCATTTTTTCGTGTGTAGTGAACCAGTATCTAAATCTAGGTATCATTATTTATTCTCCTTGTCTTTTAGGTCATCCGCCAAGGTCATGAGTGCCTTGGCTAGTTTCTGATAGTCATATATTCCGGCCTCGCCGTCGCGTCTGATTTGCTCCAGTTCCGCTTGCTTGCGTATGATCCGCAGTAATTTAATCAAGCTAGCGGTTGATAATATGACGGATATTAAAAGCAGTGCGTTTGTCATACGTACACCTTCTTAATTGTCCAGCCAATCTGAAGCGATTCGGGAACTTTATTTAATTCGTCACGCGTAAATTTAGTCGCGTTTTTCATATCGGTCGTCAGTTGGTATGCTTTATCGCCCTTTTTAACTACATAGTAATTATTAGCCATTAGCATACTGCTAGAGGTCATGATTATTAACCGGAGATTCTTTTCTATCCGATATCCAAAACGCGATATATCATAGAGCACCATTCTTCTATCATCTCCTAGACTATCTATCCATTCTCGGACACTATTTGGCATGCCGCTTAACTCGTTCTCGTATGTTCCAAGTATAACCGGAGCGCTCCAGTATGTTATACTGTTATACCATTCAGCCACCTCATTAGGAATAATAGGTTTAAGAGATTCAAGGTATGACATGGCGTCATTTTTCATCTTTTCTTCAAGAGCGCTGTCTGGCTCTATATCATTTACTAAATCATATAATATATCAAAATTACTCATATCAATACGCCTCAACTTTAGCCGACTTGATAACCTCGCGCGCCTTATGGAACTCCAGGTCGATATCTATATACAAGTCATTGATAATCAAGCATGTTCTGTGGTCTCTGGTAAGGCCGAGCGCTAGCTCGTCCTCGTTAGTTACTGTGAATTGTCTTAGTTTTCCATTAGAGGGCATTTCAAAGGTTATTCGCAATCTCTCTTTAGTTTCCATTATTACGTGCCTCCTCTATTAGCTTCAGTATTTGTTCCGGAGATTGCTTTACTCTGATAATGTCTCTGTCGCTTAGCCATATTACAGTATATTCCTCATAAGGTCTAAAACCCTCAATATGCGCAACGTTAACGTATGACCATACGTTATCTGGCAATAACATTAATCTGATAAACATTATTTTCCCTCCTCCTCTTTTTTCTCCAATGCTCTAAAAGTGTACTCGACCCAGGCCAAGACGCCGGCGATTATAATTAGTATGCTTACTGTGGTTAAAATTTGGTCCATTTTTTCTATTTTTCTCCTGTACTAGTCTGCTTGTAAATCTGTATCATTTTAGCCCCAGGCTGTTTCATCTGCCTCTCTGACAAGGCTAGCGCATCATAGCCAGGCTAACCTTATCGAGAGGGCCTATCTTGCCTAATTATTGAAAATTTGGTACCCAGGGCGCGTTTTTATATCAAAGCCATATAATCTATCGCCTCAAGCGTAAATCGCCTCCTTGACCCAATTTTTGCCCGATTTTCGTATTAGCCATAGTGACTGCTTGTATTGGCCTATGAATAATTTAGCCTTGAGCTTAAATTCGGGCTTTTCGTAGCCTTTCGTGTCCAGGTACTCAACCGAGCCGTCCGGATAGGTCACGCGAAAATCGGCGTAGTACTCAATGGCTCTAATATGCTTGCCTGTGTCTGGGTGCTTTTGCGCCGGATATAGCTCGCATTTGACTTGTAGCTCTAGCTTGGCTATGACTCCGGCCTTTTCGAGCGCCTTGAGATACACGTAATATTCGGCCTCTAGCGTCGAGTCAAAGCGTATGCCGTCCACCGTCCTAGGCCTAGCTCCGTACTTGTTAGCCTTTTTACCGTACTTTCTAGCGATTATCTGGCTTGAATTCCAGTACTGCCTCATGCTTGACCGTCCCTTTCCATTTCGCGATTAGGTAAGTTATTTGGCCTTGGTCCTTGTCATTCAGACCGGCAAAGAACTTACCAGGATAGAACACGCCGTCAAAGCCGACCGTTCCTAGGTGTTCGTCTCCGCTCCAGATATGCAGATAGGCGGAGGCGATATTAGCCTCATAGCCTATTCGCTCTAGCCATTCTTTCAGTGTTTCTAGTTTCATGCTATGCCTTCTTTCTCCGGTTCGGTCCGGTCATGTGTACTTGTTTAGCCAATACCTGGATACGCTCTAGCAAGCGTCCGGCGTCTAGCTTGCTCTTGAGCCGACGCTCTACTTGCGCCGCAAACTCCTCTTGCGTTAGGTTGCTCGTGAAAAATGTCAGCCGGTTGTTGTTGGCTCGGTAGTTGAGTATCTCGTAAAGGACTGTCTTATAGCCCCATTCGCCGGTGCTCTCTGTGCCGATATCGTCAAGGATAAGGACCTCCGCATTCTTGAGGCTTGCTATCTTGCGTAGCTTGGCGTTGTCGTTTACGTCGAATAGCGCCTTGAGGTCCTCAAGTAGGCTTGAAGTCGTGATATACGTCACGCCGGCCCCTTTCTCGTTTAGGCTCCGAGCCACGCCGGCCATGAGATAGCTCTTGCCTAGTCCAAAGTCGCCATATAGCCATACGCCTCGCTGGTCGCCCATGAACTCGTAATTGCGGACCAGGCGCTTAAAGGCCTTTAATATTTGCTCTGCCTCTGGGTTTACATGCAGTTGCTCTAGCGTGATTATCGGCAAGGCCTCTGTCACCTTGTCTAGGACTAGCGCAGTACTAACACCAATTCGTTGTCTGGGGGTGAACTCGACCGGTGGATAATATACCAGTACTTGGCCGTCTTTATATCGCAATTCCGGTGGCTTATCCGGCTTATCGCGCTTGGCTAGCCAGTACTCGTTTAGTCTTGATAGCGCCTCTTTGACTTGTTGCTTGCTTAGTCCGTTGGCTTTGATAAAATCTTGGACTTTTGGATCATTAAGAATTTCAACAATTCGCTCGCGCCCCCTCGCGCGACGTTCCTCGGATATCGTAATATCCGCCATTGCCTCGCTTATTTTTTGCATTGTGCCGCCTCCTAAATTATATATTTAGTATTATTAGTGATTGTGGTAATACGTATATACTGCACTTTAGTTATATACTGGATATATGTATTCTAGTTTAGGCGCCGGGAGGGCGCCGTATTATCTTAATCTATTCTTCTCTTCTCTTCTCTTACGCGTGACGTCACGTGACATGTCACGTGACACTATTAAGTTGCTTGTAATATTCCTCAAGACTCGGTAAATCTCGTGGCACTCCAGGCGCCATTGGGTCATAGCCTAAAGCCTTGATTCGCTTACGTAGACGGGCTTTCTTCTGCCTTTCATTATCCCTGGCTCTCAATTCTTCGAGGGCGTCAATATTTTGGTGTTTTTCCCAGTTTGCTATGGAGATTTTTCCGCTCTCGTCAATCTCAATCATGCCGAAAGACTCAAAAGTTTTGACCGCGGTCCGAACAAGTGTCACGTGACACCCTAAAATCGTCGCGAGCATGTCGTCGGTATATACGACCCTCTGGCCGACGTAGACCTCGCCTCCGTCGTTTATCTTACCGGCCAGGCAAAGCAACTGGATCCATATCAGAATTATCTTATCACCGTCCGGCATGGTCCGGATAATTCTAATCTTCTCGTCGTCAAACATATTGACGCTTAACTTTATCCACCGTATGTCCATGTCTAAGCCTCCTCTCCAGCGATATACACTGGCACGCCTGTAATCTTGGTTATGACCTCGCGGAAGTACTCGGCGTCCGAGTTGCGTTCTGATAAGTGGAGCAAGTGGACCTCCTCAAGATCTCCAGGCCATGACTTGTTGGCGACGAAGAACTTAACCACGTTATCTAAGGCAAAGTGGCTTTTCAATATCCGGTCGTGTTGCTTGCGGTCTATCCGTCCGAATTGATAGCCTTGCTCCAGACGCTCTAAGTCATAGTTGCACTCGACAAGTGCTATATTCACCTTAGAAAATCTGTATCTAATGTAGTAAGTATCAGTGGCGAATAATACCACTTTATTGCTAGGCGATTTAATGATATATCCTAGCGGTTCTTGCGCGTCGTGCTCGACGTCAAAGGCGGTTACTTGCCAGTCTCCGACTTGGATAGTCTCGCCGTTGGATATAGCCTTGGCCTTGTATAGCGGAGTGCCTAGCGCTACTAGCGTGCCTAGCGAGGCTATGACCTTAGCTCCGGCTCGTTTGAGTGTTTGCTCCAGGTACTTGGCATGGTCGCTGTGCTCGTGCGTTAGGACTACTCCTTGGACCTGTCTCCAATTGACCTTTAGCTTGCTTGGGTTGATACCTGCCTCTAGCATTAGGCTGCTGCTACCCTCTGTAAGAAGATAGCAGTTGCCTTTAGAGCTAGAGCCGAATGTTTCGACTTGTACCATGGCTAGAACCCTGGCTCGTCTAGGTCGCCGAGTAAGTTGTCGATATCCTCGTCACTTACCGCTTCAAGAGTCAGTTGCTTATCTTCCTCTACTGGCTCCTCTTTAGCCTTAGCCTTGGCCTTTGGTTTAGCCTTGACCGCCTCTACAATTTCCTTTGCATCCTCGGCGCTTGCTACTGGTACGCTTGTATCTAGCATGATTTGGTTAGCCTCACGCTCGACTGTCTCGGTTACGTCGCGCACTGCTCGCTCTTGGTCGTCCTCGTACTCGTCAGAGGTCGTTTCATTGATTGAGTTAATCAAGGCGTCGCTATCATTGCTCGTGTTGATAAAGGCCTTGGCGGCTCGGTTGATAACCGTCCGCTTAGCCATTTCTTGAGGGAAGTCCTTTTGAACACTGCTGTTCTTGGACTTGCTCCAGGACTTATCAATCTCTTTCTTCGTCATGACCGTTAGCACTTGTTCGCCATTGGTCTTTTTAATGATACAATACGCGCCGATAATGGCGTTGTCTCGGTTAGCGAATGAGGTTACATGGTGCTTGATACGCTCGCGACCGTCTACAATCTCTAGCTCGAAGTCGTCGCCCTCGTAAATGATCGTGGCCCAGATATCCTCGACCTCTGATAGGTCCTTGACTACTTTTTGAGTACCAAAGTAGGACCGTTGCAAGGTTGCTCTATTGCCGTATGGTACAAAGTAGCATTGCTTCTTGGCCGGTGTTAAGCCTTGGATAACCATGTTAAGCAAGGCATTAGCAACGCTTGACTCGTCGCATTTTTCGATTAGGTTGCCACTAGGCGACCCGATTAGTTCAAAGAACGCGCTCTTGAGGGCGTTAGTTGGGTTGTAGTTATTAGGAATAACCAAGCCGTCGTCTTGCAGACGTGCCAGGCTATGGTTAACTCGGTCTGTGATTGATTTGTGACGTGGGCTAATTGGTTGGTTTTGTGCCATTTGTAAAGTATTCATTGTGATTCTCCTTTTCTTATGCTTGTGTCAGTTTTTTGTCACTCGATACCGTAAGAGTGATAAGTTGGGTTCCGATTGGATATAGCTCGTTGACGCTCTCGGCGTTATCTACAAAAAGTGGAAGCCTCAAGTCGTAGTGCTCCATAAGAGCCTGGATAATGTCCAAGCCGGCGTTGATACGCGCCGCATTGTTTAAGCCGGTCGAGTAGTTGGCGCCATTTACTGTTGGCTCGCAACATTCGATTAGGCCGCCATTGATTGCGGTGTCGAATAGCTTAAATTTGACGATTTGGAACTTGCTATTGATCTTATCGGTTAGCATACCGACTTTAGTTCTTACATACTCCTCTAGGATAAGGAGTTGTTGCTCTAGCGCGCCGAATGTTAGGCCTAGTCTTTGCTCCTCGTCGATAAGCTGTTCTACTCGTGCCTGTTGCTTGGCGTGGGCCTCGAATAAGTAGAGGTCGTCGTTGACATTGTTAATCTTAACAAGGATCTCGTCAATCTTGGCCTGTGCCTCGATTACGCCGGTCCGCTCGCCTTGCTCCAGGGCCTCAATCTGGCGCTCCAGTTTATCGTACTCGGACCGCAGTTCTATGCCTCGGTCTGTATTGTGGAAGTACACAAATCTATTTTTTTGTGCCTCTTTTTCCTTGCTTACCTCTAGCAGTTCTTTTTGCTTGGCTGTTTGTAGTGCGCTATGATCCGCGATAGTTTTTCTAAGGGTCTCTGCCTCGCTATCTAGTTCTAAAATCTCGGCCTTGGTAGCTTCAATTTTGCCCTTATTCTCGTTTCCTCGCGCCTTGTAGCTAGCCATGCGCTCTGCCTTGCTCTTATTAAACTCGGCCATTTCCTTGGCATAGTTGTCCTTGATTTCGGCCAGTTTAGCCTCTCCATACGCTTGGCCGCATACTGGGCAGTTTAGTTTGTGTTCGTCAAACTCCGGATATACTTCTAATTTAGCCTTGTTAAAGCTATCTCGGAGGTCGTCATTTTGAATCTCCAACATTCTAATTAGGCCCTCTTTAGCCTCTTTGGCAGACATTCGGTTTTCAATGCCTTTGTCTAAGTTCAAAATATCAATGTCGAGGTGTCTAATTTCATCAACTAAATCATTGTAACGCTTGTCGATTTCTTCTAGCTCGTCCGCATACTTGTAGGTTTCGGTTTGAATATATGCTCGCTCCTCGTTGGCGAACTTAGTTTTAAGCTCCGCGCGCTTGGCGATAAGGTCCGCCATGGCCGCCGGCGATTTGGCTAATGCCAACTCCTCTTGTGCTCGTGCCAGGTCTGCTTGGAGCGCTAGCTTGCGAGTTGATAGTTCTTGCTTGTCAAATTCCTCGATATCCGGCAAGCTCCGTTGAGCCTCGTCGATTCGGCCTGGCAACTGCTTAATGTCTTGGTTGATTTGCTTCATAGACTGCTTAACTAGCGCGGTCCGCTCCTCTACCGTCTTGCCGTCCAGAATATTAGGCAAGCTAGCCAATTCTTTATTGGCCTTGATAACGTCCTCTTGGCTTACGTCGCCGGCCATTTCTAGCAGAATCTTGCGTCGGTCGTCGGCTTTCATGACCTCGGCAAAATAATTTACTTTGGTTAGCATTTGGAACAAGGCCTCGCCGCCTAATTCCTCAATGGCTTTCTTGTAGTCCTTTTGAGTCACTTTCAAACCGTCGATATGATAGGTTGTAGTGTGGCCCTCGAAGCTCTCCTTGATTGACCCTCGTTTCTTAGTCCACTTTTCGGAGATAGACCGAGAGAATGCCTTTGCTACTCCGTCTATATCTAGCTCTAGGTTTACGAATGTCTCCAAGTGGTGGCGCTCTTGTCCGTCCTTGTCTAATGGTTTCCAGTCAAACTTGGTGTCTGCCTGGTCTTGACTGTTTTTCCCGAATAAGCACCAGAGAAAGGCGTCATAGAGGCTTGTCTTGCCTGTTCCGTTGTCGCCTCTTACGTCGGTATATTGGCCGTTAGGCACTAGTTCAAAGTTGCTAATGCCCTTGAAATTTATAACTACCATTTCTTTTACTGTAATTTTCATAAAATGTCCCTCCTAAATTAGACCTTCCGCGCAACGCTTGGCTAAGGTCTTGTAAATGATTATTTTCTTTGATATCTCGGCTATGTCTAAATAATGGCCGATTTCTTTAGTTCGTTGCAGCCGGTCGATGCAATCGCCGAGCATGTCGGACAAAAGTTTTTCTCGGCTCGTGTCAATGTCCAATAGCTGGCCTTGTGGGCCGTAGACAAAGGCTCTTGCGTAGTCTAAAAAGCATTCGTGATTAGGCTTCAATTTGAACTTAACGCCGATATACTTGTCGACGTCGCGCTTGAGTTGCTCTGGGAGTTCGTCGTACTTGTATATTAGCCTCATGCTCGCGCCTCCTTGGTCTTTTGGCTCTCGACCATGGCAGTTGCTACTGATACTAGTAGCATTCCCAGAATCATAAAACCATTAGCGAGGCCGTCGCCTCCAGGCTTATATCCGGCTTGCTCCCAGGCTAAGACGCCTAGGCCTACTAGCGCGGACATGCCGATTAAGTATAGATATACATGCCAAAATCTTTTTACGTGGGTCATGTTATTCACCCACTTTGAAAGGATATTTTTCTAGGTCGTCAAGGTTAGCCTCCCACTCCTCGTCCGTTGAGGGTGTAAAGTAGAAAACCTTGTCGCCTTTAGTGAAGAAACCGCAGTCGTTGTAACGGTCTTTGACGTAGATTTCGCCGTCTTTGTCTGTGGTTTCGTCACTCATTGAGTAACTTACGGTTAACAAGTGCTTGTCTCCGACTAGATAGGCGATAAAGTTATCGTCTATATAGTCTCTAATGATTTGGTCTTTCATGATAGTATGTCTCCTTTTGTCTAGTTAATGAAAATATTGACTGTTTCTTCGTCTGTTAGTCCTAAAACCTCCTTGCAAGCGGCGATTTCGCTTCGCTTGAATTCAGTTCGGCCAGATACTCGCGAGTAATACATGTCGCGAGTAAAGCCTGTGATCTGATCAGATAACTGGCTGATAAAGTCCTCGACTGTTAAGCCTCGGTTGACAATGCTAGCCTTTAACGCGTCCTTATTCATAGTTAACCTCCTCTCTTTTGATTTTATGGTTATATCATAACACTACAAAAATCATAAATCAACTAAAAAGTTGTGTTCTCGACAACTTTTATTGTGCCCTCGTCAACATTAGTTGGCGAGAGAGCAACAAAAAAGCCTCGCAAGGGAGGCTTAGGGTCTAATAGTAGTAATACCCGCTATCAATGAAATCTTCAAATTCGCAGTACTTAGCCACGTACTTTGCAACGTCCTCGTCGTTGAGTGGGTCAAAGCCCACGTGCCGCATGTGGCCAAAGTCAATCGGTACGATATTATCGTATGTCATTGTGTACTTACCGTCAATGATATCTGAACATTCTACAAATAATGGAACCTCGTCTTGCTTAACGTCCCACTTGATAAATTCGTAGCGTCTTGTCATTTCACCGCTTAATTGAGTTTCGTCATAAATTCTTACTAATGCTAATTTTTCCATTTTATTTGCCTCCTAATAATTCGTCATATAGTTTAGTTAGTGCCGTGGCGTGCTTGAAGCTAATATTTTCTAGCTTCACTTTTCCGGTCCGCCAAGCACTGATTGTAGTTTCGCCTATTCCGGTTTCTTTCCAGATCCGGTAGGCGGAGACACTCGTTAGTAAGCGTCTCATTTTATCAAGGTCTGCTATCATTTAGAACACCTCCAAGATTTCGTATTTGCCGTTGGTGTATCGGCCTACTGCCCAACCTTGTCTTAGTTGTCCGTCGGTTGTTTCGCAGTGCTTATAGCCGTATTCATCTTCAAAGTTCCAATGATCACTTACTCTTAGGCTACCATCTGGCTTGTGACCCCAACTAATATTTTTGCTTGAGTAGTAGCTATCACCGTAAGGGCTTTTGCTCCAATCTTCAGTCCAGTTTTTAATTACGTAGGTCCAAGCTCTTAGCTCTGAAATAATATCTTCGTAGAATAGCGCCTCGCCATACATATTTTTTTCTAAGTATTCGAGGTTGTCCAAGACTAATTTCTCGGCCTCCTCGTTTACCTTGCCACCGCAGTAGCTAATGATAAGTGCCTCGCTCTTATCCTCGGTATTTTCAATCTTGATTAGCCATTCGCCGTATGTATCTCTTAGCTCTTGTACGTCAATGTTTCTGTACTCGACTTTCATTTGTATTACCTCCCTTTCTTTAATTATATAATACTACAATGCATTGAAGTACGCAATACCTTTTTCCAAGTTTTTTTAGTTTAATCAAAAAGTTTTTTAGCTTCTATTTAATAACACAAAAAAGCCCCAGGCCGAAGCCTGGAGCATGTCATAAAAGATATTGAGTTGGTTAGATCGTGCCGATTGGCTTGCCGGTCGCGGACTCGATAAGAGAACCGTCTTCGGCAACTTTGACGTCGGTATTCGTCAACATAGAACCGTCCTCGGTTAAGTAATAGAGGCGTCCGTCTTTGCCCTCAACCATGGTCTTGGTTTCCATGTAACCGTCTCGGCCATTAAAGTGATACCACTTGCCGTCGATTTCAACCCAACCAGTGGACATTACGCAGTTAGGTTTGAAGTGGTACTTCTTACCTTTGATTTCCTTAACGCAGTCTTGAGCGGCCCAACCTTCCTCGTCGAAGTAATATTCGTTGCCATATTCCTCATACCACTCGGACTTTTTGTAACTTCCGTCCTCGTTGCGGAACCACCAACGCTTAATGCCGTTCTCAATCTTGCTGATCCAGCCGGTTGGTTGCTTTTCTGCAGTTCCGCCAGTTGCTCCGCTAGTAGCGCCGAGCAAGTGCTTAACGATAGCGGTCGCCAACTCGTTAACGTTGTTAACCAAGTAGTCGGCGTCGTCTGGGTTAGTACCAAAGCCAAGCTCGATAAGGCGCCAGTTAGTGCCAGAGTTAGCGGTCCGGTTAGCATTGGCGAGGTCGTCACGACCGGAGATTCCTTTGTAGCCTTTGTGATTGTAAGGAAACACGCCGATAGTCTCGGCCAAGGCGTCGCGGAGCTTAATGTCGTATTCGTCTGGGTCAAAGCCCTTATAGACAATGACATGGCCACCGGTCGCGCTACTACTTCCGGCCGCGTCATAGTGGCACTCAATGACAATCGTATCAGAGCCATACTTAGCCGCTTGGTTGGCGATATCGCCATAAGCGTAGCAGTCGTGATCAGAGAAGAACGCTACATTAGCACCGCTTGGCAGAGCGTTCTTGATAGCTGGAAAGAATACTTGCTCCATATAGCGATGCTCGCCTAATGAGATATTACCAATAGCCCCTGTGTCAAAGCCACCGTTTGGTTGCTCGCCATGACCGGCTACAAATAGAATTGTTGGCATAGTTGTATAACCTCCTTGAACCTGTGGCGCAACGGCCGGCTTTGCCTCGTCGTATTGCTTTAGGTCGTAGTCGTTGATAAAATTGATTAGCTTGTCGCCATAGCGTGAATCTGTGGCGTAAGTTCCTGTCAGAGCGCGCGCTTGCTCCTCTGGCGTGGTCGCATTTAGGACTTTGGCATAGTATTGCTTACGGTATTCGGTGCTCTCGAAAAAGCTAGCATGATCCGCGATAGATTCCTCGATAGTGGCATAAGAACGAAAGTCGGAGTTCTCCGGCTTGAGAACGCCAGACCGCTCCTCCAGGCTATCTTTGTTGAATACCGGGCCTGTCCAAGGCGCGCTTGCCTTGATGCCGAATAAGTTGTTACCACCTCGCGCCAAGTCCGATTGACCCCAGGCGGACTCTAGGCACGCCTGGGCAATCGTGATACTGTTAAATATCTTAGACGGATATTTCTGCACTAATGGCGCGATTTGCTCGATAAACGAGTTAGCCATTAGTTATCCTCCTTAGGTTTGTCATAGCCTAGCGCCTGGTTGCTGTCACCAAGACCGGCAGTAGTTGGGTCTGTGATAACGCCGACTAAGACGCCAATAGCTAAGATAGTGTTGGTAATGTCCGCGACATTATCCGGCAAGAATTTAATGCCTAATTGTTGGCTAAGGATAACCAAGAGGCCGATTAAAGCGACCCAGAATGACTTGTGTTGTAGACGTAATTTCCAGTTGATATTCATAGTTAATATTCCCTCCTATGTAATTTGACATATTCTTCATAGAGCGCGTCGAGGACTCCGTTGCCTCCGTCGGCGTGGTAGCCCTCCATTAGATTAGCTACCTCCTCAAAGTTGTCATAGGTTTCATAGCCTCGCTTGATAGCCTTGAGCATTTCTTGACGGATACGATACCGCGTCAAGTTTCGATTGCCTCGTCTATTGGCCTTTCCGACCTCTTTCAACTCGCGTTGGTTCTCCTCTAACTTATCCATGCGCGCTATTACTTGCGATAGTTGCGCCGATATGTTCCGCGTGTTTTGGAACATATCCCATATAACTTTAAGAGCCGCCATTAACGCTCCAATGAGCGCAGTTAGCTCTGTCATCTTCATTCAAACAATCACTTCCCTCTGTAACTCAAAAAGGGCCTTGCGGCCCTTAGTGCTAAATGTTAGGCTGTGGAGCCTCTTGGCCTGGCTCTGTGCCTGGTTCTGCCGTTGGTTCGTTAGTTTCTTCTTCTAATTTTAAGATAGAAGCCACTAACTCAATCAAGTTAAGCATGTCCGGCACGTCCTCGATAGTCGCTTGCCCAGATTGGATTAAGAAAACCCAACCGCGGACGATAGGACTATCTGCTGTCAAGCGATACTTTTTACGTGGTTTAGCCATAGTTTTCACCCCCTTTCCCATTAAATAAGCAAGGGTTGAAAGAGAGAGGACTTTAAGCAGTTTCTTCATCTTCTTTTTCCTCTCCTATCATGGCGTTCACCGTTTCTAATATATCTTTAGTAGTTCGAGCAACCGCCATGGCGATTTGTCGCTTCATTTCGGTAACGGTAACGAGGCCGTCGCTTTGACTCCCCTCCGTACCTTGGGTCTTGCCTTGTAGCTCTTTAACTGGCTGGTCGATAATAAAGTCTGACGTCTTGGCGTCGTGCCACTCAATCATGGCCTTGTCTAGTGGTTGGTCCGTTTCGGCCATGATATGGACTAGTACAACGCCGATATCGTCGCCCACTTTTTCGACTGATTGAATCAAGTCGGAGCAGTACCAATTATTATCCAGGTCCAACTTGGATAAATCAATAAATTGGACACTTGGCTCTTGTTCTGGTAACTCAATGACAATCTTGAGCACGTTGCTATTGTTGATAGCATAGCTTACGCGCTCGCCGTTGCCGATTTGCTCGGTAAATCTAATCTTCATTTTTACTTGTACCTCCCAACCGCTATCCAGTAGGCCCACATGTAAGAGCCAGCACGACCGCCGGAGTTATCGCCGACCGTAAAGCTAAAGTTGCGTAAGTTTTGGTCTACCAAGTTGACGCCAGGAAGTCGCTTATACGACTCGGACGCCGGCTGCAAGTAAGGCGTCACGCTAATGCCTGGGTGCTTGATAAATGCCATAGGAAACGTGATTGTGTTGATAGCCGAGTAGACCGTCGCGCCATAATCAATGCGAGGCAGACCCCAACAAATTAAAGTGCCGTCTGGGAACTTGGTCCAATAACCGTTGCTATTTTCGCCGGATATTGGTCCGTCCTGTTGCCAACCAAAGACTTGGTTGTTGTGGATCACATAGATATAATGACCCTCGCCCATAACCGTATCACAATAGATATTGGACGCGTCTTGCTTGACTACTCGAAGATAACGACCTGTGTTGTTATCTTTAATTATATACAACCCTTGTGGAATAGTCGAGCCTTTTAGGAACGCTCCGAGGTCTGTTCCTCTTGGACATTCGTATCTAGCCGCCCCTCCGTTGTTTACTCGATATCGGACAAGCGAGCTAACCGTACCGTTGAGCGTATCGAACTCTTGCTTTGAGGCTTGTAGAAAGTTACCAACGTTGCCTAGTCCGACTTGTGCCTTGGTTACTCCATGAGGGTTATTCTTATTGCCGATATGACCGTCATAGCCGGCTAGCTTAGGGTCTAAGCCTGTAATTTGGCTAGTAGGGTGTGTGTGTACGCCATTAGCCTTATTATTCCAGTTAGACTTGTCCGCGGCGGTTACATGTCGGTTATTGTCGCCGGCGTGAGCGTCAAATTCCGCCTTGCTAGCTTGCTTAACGTTATCGACATTAGATAACCCGACTTGAGCTTTAGTGACCTCGTGAGGGTTGTTTTTGTTGGTTGTATGACCGGTAAGGTCTGCTCCATTGGCCTTGCTATTCCAAAATGCCTTGTCCGAGGTCGTGACGTGTATGCCGGAATTGCTAACATGGCTGTCGAATTCGGCTTTGCTAGCTTGTGGCACGTTTGCGACGTTGCCTAGTCCGACTTGCTCTTTAGTGACGCCATGAGGGTTAGACTTGTCGACTTTGTGAGTCGCTAGGTCTTGGCCTACACTCTCGGCTTTAGCTGCCGCAGCCTGGCCCTCTGCCTTGCCATAAGACGCCTTGGCTACTTCGCCAACCTTGGCTCTTACCGCGTCCAATTCGGCTCGTTTGGCATAAATAGCCTGTGTGTCGTTCGAGTATTTGACTGTTAGTTGTCCATTATCGGCGATACGGACGTCGAACTCGTAGTCTCGGACCAGGATAGCCTCCCGACGTGGCGGAATAAGGTCCCCGGACTCCGCGCTCGTATACATATAGAGCACTTCCGCGCGTGACCCCACCTTAGCAAAGACGCCGATTTCGGTTACGGTAGTCTCGGCTGTGACGTTCGAGTTATCTAAGCGACCTAAGACATGGAAGCCGGTAGCCCCTGCTAATACTGACTGCAAGGCCGGCAGAGTAATAGCAGGGGTCTTGACATTGGTAATGGTCTTTAGGTCGCCTGTGTGACGTCCAGAGCCAAGGACGACACGGGTAAAAGTGATAGGCGAGTTGCTGCCAATAGCGGCCGCAAGCTCGTCATTCCCGGCCTTTGTAATGACCGGTTGAATAAAGTATTTACTCATTGATTGGCTCCTCTCTTAAAGTTTAAGCGTGCTAGTGTGGCTAGGCACGCTAGCATACGTGTATACATGGCTCTGCATAGGAGCCTCGACATTCATTCCAACCCCCAAGTGAGCCGGAACCATGGTCTTAATGTAGTTGGTGAATCGGTTAAGTGATACCTTTGGGAGTTCGCCCAGGAACCGTATCTTGATATTCGAACCCTCGACGGTCACGAGTGACTGAACGCCTGTAAACCGCTTGGATAGTTCGGATAGCGTGTCTGTCGATACCTTTAGCTTTGAGCCAATAATCGTCATTAGATACCGGCGTCGTTCCTCAAGGTCGATAGATACGGCTTTCATGCCAAGCGAGGCCTCCCAACGAGCAATATGGCCCTCGTCCGCGTACGGCAAGAACAAGAGCTTTTGCTCGGCCTCTATAATGTCAGTGATAAGCTCTGCCTCCGGCACTTGAGCCATGATAAGAGCCTCAATTTTAGGGTCTCGGATAGGGCTAGCATTAAGCATTCTATCCTTGACGATTTTACTATCTGACATTGAGGACCACCTCGCTAAGTTTTGGCAGTATTTCGGCCTGTAACTCGATAGACGTATTAGAGCCATTGACCGTCAGATTGTCGACGTCCTTAACTCCGTCTAAGCGGTCAATAATGGTCGCAATCTTGTAATGGCGAAGCTCTTTCTCTTGAAATGCCTCTGTCTTGAGATACTCTGACAATGCCTTGCGAGCCTCGCCTCTGATAGCGTCCGCGTCCGCGTCGTCCCTAATCTTAATGTCGGCCACAATACGGACCGCAAGACCGGCCACCGATTCAACGGTTACATAGGCGCCGATTGGAGCGACACCCTTGCCATGGCCTTTCGGCTCTGGGTCTAAGTAGTCTTGGAATCTCTTAACTAGCTCTGGGCTGGCCTCCTCGCCATTGGCGTTAGTAATGGATAGCTTGAGCGTGTTAGGTCCGGCATGGAGTGGCTGCATAAATACGGAGCCGACACCCTCGAACTCGTCGGCCCATTTTTCGTACTGGGCCAAGTTACCGTTAAGTGTTGGCGTCTTAATGTACTTAGTCGCTCGTACTCGTAAGGCGTCGTCGCTTTCGATATCCTCCCCAGGTACGACCACGTTGCCTAGAATGGCGCCGGAAAACTCCTGGAGTACGTCAATATTGATAAGCGAGCCATTGACACTATTGGCCTCCTTGCCTGGCGTTTCGGCAATTAGCAAGTACTCGCCACTTGGTTTGCGCTCCAAGACGCGGAAATTGTGAGTGCTATCCACGACCGAGAAGCGCGTCCCGACCGGCACTGGCTCCTGGAAGTGGACCTCTCGAATAGCCGATGTAGCCGGCAAGCGAGTCACTCCAAACTGAGCCGCTAGACGTGTCAAGAAGTCGCCCTCTGAGGTATCCAGGAAGAACTGGCGCTCCATGTCCTCTAGTTGTGCGTACTGGATAGCCAGTTCTTGTGCTAGAGGCGCACATAGATTCCAAAGCGTGGAGCCTTGGCGCTTGTCGAATTTATCCGGAAATCTGCCGAGGACATCCGCCATGATGTCGTCATAAGTCTTAATCTTTAGCAAGTTGCACCTCCCCGTTCAATGTTCCTAGTTTGCTTTCTACCACAAAAGAGACGCGCAACTCGGAGCCTTGGACTTCATGCTCGAAGCTATGGACGTCGTTAATTCGGTCGTCTTCCATGAGCGCTTCTTTGATTGTCCGGTTGATATCGGCCTTTACAAAGTCCATTGGCTGGCCTATGTATTGGTCGAACTCGACGCCATATCTATGATCATAGATAGATAGCGAGTACCGTTCTGTGGTTAATATATGATTGATTGTTTGCTGCAAAGCCTCCAGTCCGTCTATCTCGCGGAAGATATTCGTCTCGTCGAGCGTAAGCGACGGTTCTATTGGCTTTTCGGCGATCACTTCAGTCACGTGACTTAGTAATAGGTTAATGTCATTTGTCATTGTGCACCTCCTAAATTTGCAACCGGTAATAATGAGGCGGCGAACCCATCCAACCTGCAGCCGGCGTGATTGCTATACCGTTCTTAGAATAGGTGCAGTGGATAATTCTCTGGTTGTCGATAAACACGCCTGTATGACCGGCGGCATAGGACGAATAGCCAGGTACACCGGACACGAAGATATCGCCTCGGCGGACCTCTGACCGGCTAATTTCCTTTAGTAGTCGCCCTCTCATACCGAATAGCGTTTCGGTTGAGCCTAATGGCGTACCGGCCGGAACGATACCGGCATGTTTCATGGCACTAAAGACCGCGCTAGAGCAATCATAGGAGTACGGGCCACCGCGAGCGGCCATAGAGTAAGACACCTTGCCGAGCTTGGACTGAAACCATGCAATCATGGCTTCTAGCTTTTCATTCGTGCCTGTGGCATTGGCCGGCTTGAGGTCGTCAAACTTTTTAAGGTCGTAGGAGTTAATTATCCTAATCAACTTGCCGGCGTAGGCTGTGTCGGTCGCATAAGTACCTTGTAGGCCATAGCATTGAGCCTCCGCAGTCGTAGCGGATAGGACCCTCGCATAATGGCTCTTTGCCCAAGCAGAGTCAAAGATAGCTTCATGGTCTTTTACGGAGTCCTCCATAGAGTCGTACCACCTAAAGCCGGCCTGTATCGTGTATAGGCCACCGCCCCCGTTGTCCTCTTGCGTGGATAGGGTCGTCACTTTTCCGGTCCAAGAACTGCCGGCCTTGATACCGAACCAGTTATTATACTTGAGGGCTAGGCCACTACCTTTATTGGTTGGGCTTAGGCCACTTTCAAGCATAGCCTGGGCGATAGATACCGAGGCTTTGAGGTTACGAGCGTACTTGACGCATAGCCGAATCATCTGCTCCATAAACTTGAGGCGGTCTGGCACGTCGAAGTTAACGGTCGTGCCTAAGTTACCGTAAATGGTTTGTCCAACCTTTTGGTATTCATACCCACCACTTAAAACGTAATAGTGACCGCCTCCGTCTTGGCGCATCATAAAGACCTTTTTATTCAAGTACTCGGAGGTTAGCTTGCCTCCCCAGGTAATAGTAAAGAGTTCTTCCGGTATAACAAGGTTATTCTTGTTGTCGATTGCTATTCTAGGAGGGTTGATACTAACCACTGTGCCAGTCGCCATAGACGCCGGCTGCATATTAGCGACCGTCTTTTCAATGAGTTTCTTGAGTAACTCAATATCGAACTCTGCCATTAGCTAGCCCCCTCCCTTGGAATAAATAGCTTGCACTCCATGCTGTGACCGGTAGCGTCCACTTTATGCGTTACCTCGTCGAGGAGATACCAACCATGTAAATTGATTTCCTTGACGTCCACATAAACCGCTCGACCGGCTCTAAAGTCGTAATCACCAACTGAAAACGATAGAGTGACCGTTTCGGCCGGCTTGGACTTGAGTTTAAGGTACATTTCGGCCATTTGCTTAATCTGTGCCTCGTTCATCTTCTCGTCTACCTTTTTATAGAACTGAAGAATACCCCACTTTTTCTGCAAGTTGGAATCGTACTGGATATAGACGTCACGCCGACCGGCTTGCTTGTTGTCCTGGACCAATTTTACTAAGTTGGCCGAGTCCTCAATCGAACCCTCCCAGGAGAAATCAGAGATAATCGACGCGTCGGCCAGGACGGTCCGTATGCGTAGATTCTCCGGCATGTCGAGCCGTAGCTTGCCCACGTCGTCCCAGAATACCGTCAAACGGCCAGTGTTAATCATAATCTGGTCTTGGCACTCTTGGATAATATCAATAGCCGACTTATCTTCTTTGAGAAGCGTTGGCAGCTTGATATTAGGCGCATTAAGCGCCCCAACGTCCAAGCTATAATCATTCGCTATCATCTTTACAACGTCCGCTAAGGTCTTGTCCTTGATAACGTAGGAGTTATTTCTAAGCAAGTACTTTAGTTGGTCGTAAAAGACATAGGTTACTTGTTTATTCTTGGCCTTTTTGATTTTGAATAACTTACCGGCGAATAGCTTATGATCGTCGGCCATATAGACAATGACCGAGCCATAGTCAAACGGTATGTCAGTAATGACTTCTAGCTCCAGGCTTGCCGGCGCTCCGGCTCGCTTGGTTTTCCAATTGATAGACTTAGTTACCGGTGCTAAGTCGTAAATTTCGCCTCCGCTTATGTTTTGAGTGACTAGGCTAATCTTTTCGGATGCCGTCATGGTATCAGAAACACTTGTCCAGGATATATCCAATGAGGATTTTTAATCTTGGACTTGTTGGCCTCATAGATTTTTCGCCACTGTGCACCGTCGCCATAATACTTGCGCGCTATCTTCCATAGGCAGTCGCCCCATACGACGGTATGATAGCGTTTAGGCGCTTCTTTTGGCTTAGGTGGAGTAGTAGCTGGCCGTTGTGGTTGCGGAGGCGTCACAATAGCCGGCGGTTTCTTCTCCGGTTCGGTAGGCTTAGGCTTAGGCACTTCGAGCTTGCGAGGTGCTAGCTTTTTCCACTCGATAAAGGTAATGGAGTATTTGATATCTGTCTCATATCCAAAAGCGGAGGACGTCTTAAAGTCAGATATCAAATATAACTCGTTGACATTGGCGTTCTTCATGTTGGCGCCGAATAGGCCGGTAAGGACAACCCTCACCGGTGTATTCGACTTCTTCCAACGTCTTAGCTTGTCAATGATCGTCAAGGCGTCCACTCCATTGGAGATATAGTTACCGTCCTTGACCGTTGGCAAGAATGACGTAATAGAGAACTTAACGAGGCTCTGATAGCCAGGGATAGGAATCTCCCCGGCACTCAATACCTCAACGGTCTCTATCTTTTGATTCTCGTCAACCTCGATTTCATCTGGGAGGACTGGTAACTCAAAGAGCGTTCCGTCCTCGCCTTTAATGTACAGTTTCATGGCCTACCTCCTAATTAGTTATGAAGCAGACCGCTCGCTTGGTTTTCGACCACGTCTAAGAGTTGGTCGTTGAACTTAGCAATAAAGTCTTGCGTGTCGCGGTCGTCTTTAACCTCCAGGTTATTGACGATTTCCGGCTTGAGGGTTACAAAGGTCTGTTGCCATTTCATTTCGGCCACGTCCTTAATCAGCTTCATGTACTCGTCACTTAGGCCAACCTCGTCGACCTTGTCGAGTTTACCACCTTTAGGTCCCTTTCCTCCGCCTCCGCCAAGCATTGACGGGTCGAACGGAGTAGCACCACCTAGACCGCCTAGGCCAGCCCCTCCAATTTTGAATGGATCGTGCGCGCCTGGGTTCATGGCATTGTTGACCTTGTCCAAGATACCTTGGACGCCATTCACGATACCTTTACCAAAGCCCTTACCGGCATTATAGCCGTCGGCAACCGCGTCGCCCACGTTGGCAAATGAAGCTCTTGGAGCGGTCCATAATTGCGAGCCTTGTGGCTTGTCGCCAGCTAGGCCTTTAGCTAGACCTTGGATACGCTCTATCTTAGCCGCCGCGCCTTTGACAGGAGCAGCCATGGCATCACCCCATGCTTTAGCAGCGCTAGCGATACTAGACCGGCCGAGCGTTACATTGGATAGTGCGCCAATGTTTACGCCAGGAATCTTATTGACCGCCTCAATCATGCTATTGATACCGCCGATAGCCTTGTTAATCATGTCCTCGATACCACCGAGGACCGCGTTAATAAGACCGTCAACGACACCGCCGGCAGCCTCGGCCATTTTGGCGACGCCCTTGCCGATATTGTACCAAAGTTGGTTCATACCATGCCCGAAGTCGTTCCACTTCTCAAGCAGAAAGTTAATGACGTCAACAAAGATATTAGCAACTGTCTCGGCGATTGTGCCTATGACGACAAGGAAGCCCCACCAAAGCGTCTTGATGAAGTCAACACCCATAATAAAGGCATTGACGATAGCCTCGACCACCGTCGCGACGATATTCCAGATAGCGACAAAGATATTAAAGGCTATTGCTGCTAGGCCATACAAGGCGGCGCCGATAATGCCGAATACTAGCTCGACTGTCTCGCCAACGCCGATAGTAGCGACCGATATGCCAATCAGTACCGCTATGACAATCAAGCCAATAGCGACGATAGGGTTAGCCGCAACCAACATGTTAAATACCTTAACCGTTGTATTGAGAGCCTCCCATGCGGCGCGGATAGTTTCGATTATCCGCATAGCTAGCATGTAAGTATATACCACTGCTAGGGCCGCAGCGATACCAGTTATAATTGGACCAATCGTACTCCAGTTAGAAGCAAAGAAGTTGTAAATGCTATATACTGTGCGCCATACAATGCCGAATACCTCGGCTAGTAACATGACGGACCAGACTAGGCCGTCAATCGCTGCAGTTGCGATAGCCGCGAATTGCTTAAACTCGTCAGACCGCAGAGCGTTTTGGATCATAGCAAAAACTGGCTGCAATCTCATTTGAAGATAGTTTATGAACGTCGTCCAGGCCTGTCCAATCGTCAATGGAACCTTGGAGAACTTGCTCTCTATGTCATCTGCCGCAGCAAAGATAGAGTTCTTAATCAAGTCAGACGTAATCTTACCTTGAGCGGCCATTTTCCGTAGTTCCGCTCGGCTAATGCCGGCGTACTTTTCAATGGCCTGTAAAATCATTGGCGAGTTTTCGGAGATAGACCGTAACTCGTCGCCTTGTAGTCGTCCGCTAGCCATGGCTTGGGTTAATTGGAGCATTGCGCTCTTTTGTTCCTCGGCACTAGCACCGGCGATAGTAAAGGACTTATTGACTAACTCCAAGAAACGTATAGATTCGTCATTGTTCTTGAACACGCCATTAGTTAGCATGTTTAGCTTGGCGACCGAGGACGCCATAGCCGTATACTCGGCACGCGACCTTTGCGCGGTCCTGTATATCTTATCGTTTAGTTGCGCGGTTGTCTGTGCACCGTCATTTATGAGGTTTAACCTTGATTGGATATTTGAATAAGTGTCCGAGGCATTGAATAGCGCTCTAAGCGCCCTCGTGACTGCCTGTATAGCGAACAGGGCAATTACATAGCCTTTGAACTTGGCCCACATGTTAGCGACCTTACCACCGGCAGCACTAGCGGTGTTGCCTACCTCACGATATGCCGGAGGAATCATACGCGTGTTGCCATGAACCCTTGCGGCGGTCCTTGCAACGCGCTCTTGGACATTCGCCACTTTGTTAAGCGTTGACGTTATATTGTCATGCAACGATAGCGTTGTACCTATTCCAGCCACTTAATCACCTCCTAGTTTTCTTTTCGGCCTCCTTGATTTGGTTGTCCATATTCTCACCATAGACAACCAAAGAGGCCGCGAGGAACGCTTGCTCCTCGCGACTCATAGCCAACCACCGACTCGGCAATACATTAAATTTATGGAGGACGGCATGCGCTAGTGCGCTTTCGCTGTCCTCTTTAATTAGTTTTTTGCCTCGTCCACCAATTCGTTAAAGTCATTAAAGCCGCTAGTACTTGTAATGGCATTTAAGATTTTCAAGTGCTCCGCGAACGTGAACATTTCGCCATAGAGGTCCTGTTCACCCACAACGCCATAAGAGGCTTGTAGTTCCGCGTCTTGCAAGTCTGGCACGACCATGGACGTGCTACATAGCAAGTTGTTAAACTTAGCCATGTCTAGCTTAGGCTCTTGGCGTCCTTTTAGTCCGGCCCGATTGACATAGCATTTATCTTGAATACGGTCGTACTCGCGCCCTGTAATGATACGAAGCTCGATTTCCTCGTCAAAGCTATCAAGTTTGAGCTTGATATTTTCGGAGTTTTTCTTGTTCTTTTTAAGAAATGATTTGATAGTTGACATGATTGGTTATCTCCTTTGTTTAGTTAGTTTAGGCTTGCTTAAACGATTCTAAGATTTCGATATCGTTGAAGCTAAAGTCGGTTTCTTCTTCTAGGACGTTGTTATCGCCGGAGGCTTTGAATAACAAGGCCTTTTCGAAGATAACGCCCTTGAGTACGCCGGAGTTACGCCCAGCGTGTGACGTTGGGTCTTCGTTGGCGTACTTGATAGAGATTTCGGGAATTTTACCCTCTTTGACGTAGTTAGCGATAATGTTGCGGATAGCTGGGTTTTGGTAGTAATACTTAATGCTACCAGTGCCCTCTGCCCCCACAACTTTCTTGCTCGTCATGCGTTGGCCTAGCGGAGTAACGTCAACCGTTTTTAACTCAACTTTGGCCTCCATTTCGATAATCTCGGCAAAGGCAATATTCTTGCCGTCTACCGTAGCGAAGACTGTACCCTCCTTAGAGGAGATTGTGTCTTGTTGGTTCATAGCTAATACCATAATTTACCTCCTATTTAACCTCTACTGTGACATAGAGTTTCTCCATAGCGTCGGCCAATTTCACGCCTAAGTTAACCAGAATAGCCTCTTTCTGACTTCCTTCCGTAACCTTAATGTCCTCGGCGTCGTAGGTCAAAGCGCTCTGTGCAACGAGTGGGTCGAGTACGCGCACGATCAAGTGTTGCTTGAATAACTCGCGTCCGTCAATGTCATTGACAATTTGGCCGACAAAGTTTTCAACGAACACCGCTTGAATGGCCTCGCCGATAATGTCCATGGTCCGTACTAGCTTGTTCTTCTTAAAGTCGTCGTTTTGACCGTCTGCCAAGGTAACAAGGGTGTTGACGTCTTGAGCAATCAGAACACGGCCACGGAACATACGGAATACGATATTACCTTTTTCAATGGCCTCTGCCAACTCTTGAGGTGTCTTGGCGTCGCAGTCGATAGCGCCGACATACTCGGCGTGTGTGAGGCTCTTAGACCCGGCAGTCGCAGATAGAGCAGCAACGCGATAGATAGCCTCCTTAGCAGATAGCTTGTCGCCATTAGCTAAGGTTACGCCATTCTCAACGGAGATAACGCCCTCGGTGTTGGCCTCTGCATAGTTGTTGATTACCGCAACAACCGCGCGACCCTCATTACGCCACTCTTTAATAGCAGCCACAAGTTTTTTCTTGTCCTCTACCGCGTCTGTACCGTAGGCAACCACGCGGAAGTCTTGCTTGGATAACTCGGCGATAAACTTATCAACGGAGTTGTCGATAGCACCGTCTGCACCACCGGCAAGATGAATTTGCGCTTGTGAGCCTCCGCCACTTGGTAAAGTACCAGAGAATGTCACATAGTCGTTAGCCTGTGGCAGTTGGGTTACTTGCAAGTCTTGGCTGTCTACTTGAGAGCCGTCTAAGACGGTCGTTACTGTCACGTTAGGGCCATTGTTGATAATGTTAACCACTAACTTATTACCCTCGGCCCCCTCTTTGACCGCAGTTACGGTTAGGCCTCCCTCGGTCCCTGTCGCCTTAGTCCCGCCTGTGCTTGCCGGTACATAGACTAAGACCTTGCTAGCCACTGCCAATGCTTCAGCAACGCCACCTGTCTTAGCAGACGGTCCGAATAACTTAGCTAGGTCTGTGCCTTGCGCTACCGTATGGAAACCAGGCGTAGCTAGGCTTTGGCCTTGTAGCATGAGGGCCGGAATACCTACACCCGATACCAGGGCCTTTTGCTCCTTGCGAGCCTTAAAGTTGACGTATGCGCCAGGCAGACGCTTATTTTGTGTAGTCCACGTCATTTAATCATTACTCCTTTATTGGTTATTTGACCTTTAGCTTGCGCTCCAGGCCTTTGATTTGTGGGCTTTCGCCCTCTTGCTTGATTGCCACCGAACCGCCCAAGCTATCCATTCTAGCACCGTCTGGGCGCGCCATGACGTGGTGTACGTCGATAGAAAAGCTAACGGTTAGTACTTGGTCGTTATGCTCCAAGTCCAAGTTGTGAATATGGTGCTTCTTGCCAAGGTATCTCCAAGCGCCGGTCATAAAGTCGGCCATAACGCTTGCCATTTCCTCCCTCATATCCTCGCTCTCGCGTGGATAGTAAGTAAGGAATATAAAGATATGGCTATGCATTTGGTCGCCTACTAGGCGCTTATGCGTGGCTTTCTTAGCATTGATAATAAAACAAGGCAACGACAAGCCTTGTTGAACTGGCTCGTCGTAAACCTCTACATTGTCGAATCGCTCGCGCAGTTGAGCGATTAAGATAGATACGATATTATCCAAGGTTCTTAAACAACTCCTCTGCTAGTTTTTTCTCTAGTCGCGCCATATACTTAGGCATTTCTTGCTCTATCTCGTCGGCGGTTAGCTTCATCATGAACCTACCCTCGACCCATGGCTTGACTAGTCGCTTACCGATAGCCGGTACATACCGCCCGACTTTCTGCCGGTGGCCGTCCTCTACAAAGCTCGCGTACTCAGTGTCGTCGAATACCTCAATCATGTAATCGTCGCCTTTCTTGACGATAGCTCCGATTTTCCACCGGTCCTTTAACATACCGGTCCGTTGAGGCGTCCTATCCTTTACCTTGCGGAGAAAGTCAAGGGCCATTTGGCCTAGGGCCTCTTTGAATAGGTCGTCGACAATCTCAACTGCTCGCTCTATGCGTCGGTTGAACTCCAAGACCTCGCTATAATCATAACCATTGTCCACGCTCTATCACCACTTCCTGGTGCGTAGGATAGACGAAAGGCTCGTTTGTAGCGGTGTACTTGACCTCGCCGATTAGCAACTTGCTGCCGGCCTTGATTTCAATATCCGGTTGGCAGAATAGTTTTTCCACTTGATCCAAGCGATTAGCCTCGGCCATGTTGGCGTTGTTGAGCCTTTGGACCGATACGCGGCAAGGTATGTTGGCCTTACCGTCTACCGCTCCGAATCTGGAGCCTGTGGCCCCATTTGGCTTGCGATAAGACTCCTTTTCCATTACGGACATGAGCTTGTCATAGGTCCACTCGATAGAGCCTCGTGCCTTGGATAAGACGTGGTTAATCTTAGCCATGGCTACCACCTCAAGCGACGGAACTCGTTAAGCTCGCCCTCAAAGTCGCCCATGAGGCTATTGAGCGCCTTAGTGGCCGCGTCGGTATCAAAGCTAACGGACGTATCGCCAACCTTGATTGTCTTGGCTTCACCGTCAAGTTGACCTAGCGCTTGCTTAAGCGCCAGGTCTGCCATACGTGCAATCGTATAGTCTAACTCGTCCGGGACCTCCTCAAGGTTGCAGTAGTTGAGCACTCGCTGGACTAGCTCCTCTAGGATATAGTCCAGGTGCTCGCTCTCTGCTAGGTCAAGGTTATTATTTAGCCTCAACCGGCGCTTCGTTAGCAAGGCTAGGCTCGCCAATTTCTGCTGGAGCTTCAGTTTCTGTTGCTCGTTCATCTTGTACGACCTCCCAACCGCTATTTACAAACGCGCTAACCATAACGTCATTTGATAGCACTTGCTCTTGGCCGTCCTTGGCTAAGAGCACTTGACCTGTTTCTAATTTAGCCATACTAGCTACCTCCTAATTAAGGTTTCTTGTGGACATAGATAGCTTTCTTCTTGCTATCCAATACAAAAGCGTCATAGCGAACGCGACCCTCTGCCAATTTACCGTTGATACCTGGAGGGTTATCGTGAATCTTGTAGTCTTGGAGCTTAACTGGCGCAGTAGTTGCCACTGGGTGGGTTACGAAGAACTCAACCTTATCTGGCAAGTAGCTAGTAGGAACTAAGACGATAGCAACCCCGTCGATTTCCCCTACTTGGCCCTTAATCAAGGTCTCTTGCGCCAAGTCGCCGGCTTTGATAAAGGCTGGGTCTAACTTGATGTTTTTGTAGAATTGAGGCCCAACGTAAGCGATACGGCCCACAACTGGTACTTTAGAGTCAGTCAAGGCAACTTGAGCGTCCAAGAAAGACTCATAGGCATTAGCCTTAGTGATAGCTAAAGACTTAACTTGACTAGCGTCAGCACCGGCTACAATCTTAGCAAAACGATAGATGTCGATTTCTGGGATAACAACCTCTGACAACTGACGTGCTAAGGCTTTACCGGCCTCCATAACGCCTTGAGTGTCTTGCTCGCTCTTGCGGTCGATAACGAAAGTAAATGAGCGGTCTTTGGTTAAAGTGAGCGTTTGAACGGTGTTTTCTAAGTCCGCAGCAGTACCGTAGCGGGTCATACCGGTTGTCTTGTAGTCGTTCATTCCGGCAGTTGGTACGGAGTAAACCTTGACGGTGTCTACACCCTCAAAGTCATAGTTTTGGTTGATAGCCCCATGAGAGAGAGCTTCGCGAGCAAAGCGCTCGTCTACTTTAGGACTAAATTTTTGTGCATAGTTCACTGGCATATTATTTTACCTCTTTCTAAATAGATTTATTTGATAGTGGCTTATACGCTGTCGAAGCCGGCTAAGAATAGCGCGTCTTCACCAGACGGAGGCGTTGGCTGTGGCGTTGGTTGTCCACCGGCCGGACGCGCTCCGTTAAAGGACGGGTTCGTTCCTGGTGTTTCCTCTGGAATGAACAGGAACGGTTTAGACTCGGATAGGCCCTTGAGTTGCTCGTCTAAGCCTCCCAGTTGGCCTTGCTCGTCTAGGGTTAGCTTTGTACGGTCTAGCAAGCCACGGACGATACCGGCGTCGTGAACCTTGCCTGTGAGGGCCATGTCCACCGCGTGGTTGAGATTGGTGTCCTTGATTTGTTGCTCGTACTCTGCCTTGGCCCCTTTGTACTTGGTTTCTAAGTCCGCGTACTTTTGAGCCAGATCGGCATTATCCTCGGCGCCTTTCTTGAGGTCTTTAATGTCCTTGTCACGCTCGACTAGTTGAGCCTCTAAGGCTTTCTTACTTTCCTCGGCAGCGGCTAGCTTCGCCGTCGTGTCAGTAACTGTCTTGCCATGCTCGGACATGACCTTTTCGATTTGCTCCTCTGATAAGCCTAATTCGCGTAAGAATTCACGCTTCATAATCTATCACTCCATTTCGTTTTTATTCGGTGTCACGACACCGTATGTTGGATAGGTGGATAGTTTATGGCGTCATGTCCAGGACGCTTGCCTTTAACGCCAGGCTAGCGAGATTTTGGATCACCTCCTAATAAGACCATACTTCGCTCTTAGTTGCTGCTCCTTGTCGTGGTACATTTGGAGTACCTCGTCTAGTGTATATTCCTTGTTTTTACCGCTCTTACCAGGGTCGGTATTACCAGGAACGCTAGTTGCTCCATTGTCGCCTTGTGGCTCCGGTAGCACCTTACCTTGTCTAGAGTAGTAGTCTAACTGTTCTTGCTCCGTCGTCGGTATAATCTTACTCCGGCACCGGACGTGGAATGGTGGCGCGGTCTTACCTGGCGCGAAGTCGTCCATAGAGTAGACCCTGTTGTTTTGGCTCCGGCATATAGCAGAGGTCCTAGAGTCTAGGATAGCCTCGATTTTGTAGGTCTTAGCTCCTAGAGCCTTATACATGTCATAGTTGGCTAGCGTGTTGTAGGCGGTCATTTCGGTGCGGACCAGGCGCTCGGCATTGTGTTGCGATACCTCTGTCCGTCGGCTAACTTCCTTAACCGTCTTATCTAGTCCCCAACCACCTGTCAAGGCCTTGTCCATGGTTTCCTTGATAGCCTTGAAATGCTCCTCGCCATGCGTCCAGATACGCTTAGAGAACTCTGTACCGGACCATTCCGAGGCCATGCGACGCGCTATCAATTCATCATTTAGCTTGACTACTGCCTTGACGGATAGGATTCCGGCCTTGGCTAGGTCGCGCCCAGTCTGTGCAGCGGTGGAGATATATCCGTCTGCCATGCCTCGCTTGGCCTGGTCTGTGATACCTCCGTCCCCTATATAAGCCTTACCGGTCCGGCGTCTTATCTCCTCTAGCAGAGCCTCCTTTCGGCTTACTCTATGTCGAATAGATAAGGCGTCTAGCAAGGCCTCTGGCGTGTCTGGGTTGAGCGATAACTGCCTGTACTCGGCTAGCGTGACGCGGTTAAAGACGTCTAGCTCCTCGCTCGTTAATAACTTGGCAGCCTCGGCCTGGGTCATGCCATGAGCCTCCGCGTACCGAGCATAGAACGCCTGTATCTCCTTTATTATATCAGATTCCAGGACGGTTAGTTGGTCGCTTATTCGCCTTAGCACTTCGTCCTCGCGTGTCCTCATCATCTTGTCCTGGAGCATGGCACGCTTGAGCCAGTATTCATGACTTACCATGGCTTATCACTCCTTAGCTTGTCTGCCCTCGTCCTTGTCCTCCGGTGGGTGCTCGTGGTCGTGGCTATGGTCGTGTCCGAAGTCATAGCCTAGGCCGGCATTGGCCTTTTCTTCTTCCTCCTTGAGGCGTTCCTCAACTTCCGGAGAATACCAAGGATGCTGCTCGCGGATAGTCCGAGCGTCTAAGATACCGATAGAGTTGCGCGCGTCCTGGATAGCTTCTGATTCGTTTGTGATCGTGTCGCGGTTGAAGACATAGCGGAACTTCTCCAGGTCTAAGTCATGGCCTGTCTTGTTCTTGATATCGTTGGCAACGAACCACATAAACAAGCGGATAGACGCCTGTAATTCATTCTCAAAGTCGTTCGCGTCAAGGTCTAGCGATAGATAGCGCCACTTGAGGGCTTGCCCACTTGCGTTGCCTAGGTTCTCGTCCTGGGTGTCGATAGCGCGACTAGCCTCATACAACATTTTACGGTTGCGCGCGATTTCTGCCTCAACCGATTCAGTCTTGATATCGGCCTGGAGCTTATCGACTCCGCCACCGTTTCTAACCTTGATTGTCTTGTAGAGGTTTAAGTTTTCGAGGAACTCCTCTAACTTCTCGCCTCCGTAGTCCTTTAAGATATAGATAAACTTAGGAATGTCGGCCAGCAAGTCGGCATTAACCGAGGCTTGCATTTCGATATTGTCAATGATTGACTTAACCTGGTCGAGTAGTGATTGCTCTTGCTCGTTGTACTTGAATACGACAAGCGGCACTCGCTCCCAGTTGTAGCTATGGACTTGGCCCTTTTCGTCGGTGTATCTAAAATGAGGCTGTACACCTTTATAGGCGCTATTCTCGACTAGCTTGCCTTGGTTGAGC